ACGAAAATCTGCGTTTGGGTATCTTTTCAGGTATTGTTTAAGTTTATGAGAACCTAGACCAATCTTTTCATCGGTTGTACCCGGACCTAATTGATGCTTTTTTTCAATGATATGTATATAATTATCACATAATCGACGAAATAAACCATCTGGTTTTAATTTTTTAACATATTCCTTATCACCTTTAAACTCTTCAAGATATGAAATAGATTTATCTTGTTCTACATATACATAGTCGTACCCGTGAATGCAAATAACCTCACCATCTTCGAAATCAGACGTTTCCCGTTCAAAGACCTTCCCCCATTTATTTGTTTTTTCACCTCCTTTTCCGTTTTGGATCATTTTATTAATTTTATACATGTAACATATCGACTAAGGTGAAAAAAATATCAGTATATATAAAATGGAAGATAAGAAGTGTGATGATACCCAACCCGTAGCAAACTGGAAGTGTATATGGTTCACGTTAGCGTTAGCCGGTGGATATTGGTATCTTCCACATAAAAACAAATGGGTTTTATTATCGTTATTATATTTACCGTACGTGGCTTTAGCGTATTACGATCATTGGTATGATTGTAAAAGAAATCTTGGACCAACGTATCTTGCCATGTTTTACCACTGGATAAAACCTCAAGAATCGGAACAGATTGTCAAATATAAGAATTGGTGTCCCGAAATCAAAAATAAGGTTCTTTTTATAGATGCAATTATATTACTTGGTGGTTTAGTTATGTTACCACATTTTCTTAAATTATAACCGAGACTTAATATCAATAATTCTCGGTACAGGGCGTCATATCATTACAAATCCAATATCTTTTGGTTTAATTTCTTCATTAATTTTCCAATTCCATAGGTAATAATGGTTACATCCCGTTCCCTCTATAAATTTATTTTTCCGGAGTTCCTCTTCGTCTACACCTGTATTAATACAATTGTAGACGTCAAATCCTCTATTGCGTGCCATAATTATAGCGTCTTTTAGACAATTTCCTACATTATAGAACGTATAGGCTTGTTTTACAGTTTCACCACTTTTTTTATGTACGTAATCTAAACTATAAAATGTTGTAAATTGATCTTTTTCGTCACTCAAATAGGTATATATAGTATCTTTACGGGGAAGAATCCAATACTTGACATAGGATTCATTTATATATAATGAAAGTTTAAATCCTTTTAAATATTCCTGTAACATTTTCGTTACTCTAGGTATGTCTTTTTCAGTCATTTCCCTAAAATGAGATGTACCTAAAATACGATGCGCTTGTTCCCTTTCATTTGAAAATTCTACGTGATTTAATTTTTTAACGTTTATGAGTCTATGCCAATATTTGACTTTAGAGATGGGTGTAGGTAGCCTTTTTACTACTGTATATACAGCCTGCCATCTATTTTGTAAATTCATACGTCTTTTAAGTTCACCTATAAGCATGGGTGTAAATTTTGTATCTCTAAGGTTTTCGGATACACATAAAAAGTTTATTTGTAACATTTGAATTATTTTTTTATTAACACAGACGTCTAAAGGTACACCTGATATAAAAGCAACAAGCTTACCATTTACCTTTTCACGAATAGCAAGATTCCATTCATCGCGATATCCCGGTGGATACAAAGCCCATTCAATGAGTTCCTTAGAATAATGAAATTCGAAAGAATCATCTCTAATATAATTTTCTTTTAAAAAAATACAAATTTCGTCGATAGTACACGAACTCCATTCGTATCCCTCTGATAAAGGGTTTTTTTCATACCTAAGTTCTCTCGATGAATCTATTTCACCGTCTTCTTTAAAAATAACTTTATCTTGTGGTACAGGTTGTTTATACCAGAATTCACTCATTTATTATATTCAACTAGCTTAAAGTTTTTAAGCTTATTTTACATATAAAATGTCAACTCTCGAACAAGATTACACGACCGTACCAGGTCAACTCTACGCGTGTCTCTCTGTAGTGGGACCGGAAGCTCCTCAAAAGAATGATAAGTTTGGTATCAAGATTAGAGGGGCGTTTAATTCACGCGATGAAGCGGCTTTACACGCAAAACGTCTTCAAAAAGAAGATGCGACTTTCGATATTTACGTGGTCGATATGTATAAATGGTTGTTGATTCCACCGGATCCGACTAAAATTGAAGATGCGCATTATTCGAATGAAAAGCTCGAGGAACTTATGACGGGGTACAGAGAAAATCAAGCTCAAGCTGCGGCCATGTTTGCGGAACGTAAGCGTGACCTAATTGAAAATGGTTCTATGATGAAACCTGGTGATGAAAACTCAAAGTATTATACGAAACCAGATGAACCACCGATTAGTCACCCCGGGGAAGTTTTGGAACGACTTCAAAAGGAAAAACCCGATACATCGATGGAAGACCTCGTCAAAGAGGCGGATGCTATTGTTGCCGAGGAAATCAAGGAAATGCAAAAGAAACGTGAAGAGGACGCGAATGCTGCTCTTGAAAAGGAAGCGAAAGAACGAGGATTTAATTCGATTGAAGCCATGCAAAAGTTTGATTCTGAAAAAGGTTTTAAATCTGAGGAGTCTACAGAAGCTCAGGATACGAAAGGTGAAGGTGAAGTTGAGGAAGGTGAAGAGGTAGAATCCAAGGAAGCGTAAATTAATTTTGTTATATAAATGTAAGTATGTTGAGTATTATATTGAACATAATCACCATTCTTATTGTTTTAGCTATGTCTGGTTTATTTTTACGAGTGTATAATATTCGCAAAAGTAAATCGGATACCGAAAATGTTAGTGCTTCTGATGTAGCACAAGATATATTAAAGGACCCACTTATCGTGAGTCGAGCGTATTTTACAGAACCCACATATGGACCCATAGGTGATTTTAAAGGTCAACAAACATCCTCGGAACATTTATGGATACGTGGTAAACCTATCCGGGTCTAAGAATGACTGGCTGCATGGTTTTTCCCATGAAAAACCCTAGAATAAATGATACAAAAATTATTATATACGCTGTTTTATCGAGATTTGAAAAAATATCATCTTTTTGATATTGTGGCGGTGGTTCATAATATTGTTGTGGAGGTGGAAAATAATACTGTTCGTTGTTTTCCGGTTCTTGTTCTTTCTGTTCGTCCATTTCTTTATTTACAAACTCGTCTGGATTATATTCAATTGGAGTTCCAACTTCAGCTTCCATTTATAAGATGTAAACCTATTTTTTTAAGCTTATTATTCCTCATCATCGTCCTCGTCATCAACAACAAACCCTTTTAAATTTCCATTTTCATCCATGTCTTCGTCATCATCTTCGAAATCGTCTTCATCGTCTGTCTGGAGTAAATCTATATCATCTTCACTACCTGGATCAGACTCTGTTTCGTAATCATTGTCTGAATAATCATCTTCGGGTAAATCTTCTAACGGATCTAAACGGTCTGGGACTTTTGAAATTCTCCCGGAACGTGTACGTGTTGCAACAACTGCTTTTGTCATAGTATAAAAGTTTCTTGCTTTATTCTTTTAAATACATTACTTCGCATTAAGTGTTTCGTTTATTAAAACAAGACCGAATTCGGCTTCTATCTTATTGGCTAATTCATCTATTTCTTCTATAACACTTGTATCTGTAGAAACTGTGTATAATGCAATTTCACGTAAATTTTCAAGTGCGCGGTTTAATAATTTTTCTGCAATAACAATCTCAGACTTGTATTCTATAGCCATATTCATATTGGCTAAAAATTCCTTGTATAAAATTTTATTTAAACCCGAGTAAGGTAATGTTTGTCGAATAAGTTCTGATATATGTTTAGTTCCTGTATCTTTTTTCATTAAAGAAGATGTCAGATAGACAACTATTATAATTAAGACTACAGCTAACATTTTATAAAGTACTTACAATTTTATCTGTGAGATTATGTGCACGACATTTGCAATTACATACTTGCTGTATCTGTCTTTTTAAGATGCTGAAGTAAATAGTTTCTTTACACGTACTACATACTTCTTTAGTCGTTACCGTATATTTTTTAACACCATTTCGTTTGAGTGTTTCTATTGAGAATGTTTCATTTTTGATGATATATTTTTTTATAAACTTTTCAAGTAAATCCTGTTCTGGTTCTATAGTTGTAATCTTTTTAGGTACATATTTTTCAACTTTGCCATCTTCGTAAATGATGTCTGTTATTTTTTTAGTAAGCTGATGCCGTCTACCTGAAAAATCCTTACAAAATCCATACTGTCTTAATATGTTAGTAGTAGAAAAACACTTTTGGGATATAGTATCTCCTGTTATATGAAACCAAACGTGATTAGAGTTATGATTACATTTTTTATTTTCACAATATTTGGAGTTTGTTGAAACGAGAAACTGGTTTTTATATTTAAACATTTTAGTGATTGACGCTGAATTCTGTCCTTCTACATGTTTACGTACAAATGCTTCTACGAGTAAAAGAGCTTCCTGATTCTTGAACTCGTTTTTTGTTTGTATAGTTGTAAAATTACTTCCTTCGTGTGTATTAGAAATTCCTTCTATTATAACTGGATTAGTACTTTCTGTACGTAAAGTTGCCATATGTAACATATCTATAGAAGGTTTCTGCTCTGTCTTTTCTAGTATAGAAAGAGGGCCATGTCTGTATATGAATACTGGTAGATATTCACCTTGTGTTTCTTTACCTGTGTTATTGCATAACTCACACCCCTGACCGGCGCATGCCTCGTGTTTTCCTTTTTTATGTGACCATGGCATACGAAATCCACTACCCTTCGTGTTACGCGAAGAATTTCCATAAACTGATATATCTACAATGTCTTTCCAATCACGTGACCCATACGCCAAATTTAATGTTTTTATAACGTGTTCTCTAAGAGCCAATGCGGATGATCTATTTACAACAAAACCCGACCAGTTAATATGAATACCTGTTTTTATAAGGTTATCAATAGGTTTAGGTTCCGCGACGGATATTAATGCATCTTTACCACCAAATTTAGAGACTTTATCACATATGACCTTACATATACTTTTAATCTGTTCAAATGATAGTTCATCATCATCTTTATAATCTAAATCCATGAAAAAGTTATAATTTTCTGTTTTCTGTTCTACAACGAAAATCTTTTCACCTAAAGTATAGGCTTCTACACATTTTTCATAAAAATTATTCAATCTATCAAAAGGCACGGAGAGAACGCCACCGTCCATGAGCACATGTGATAGATCGGAGTTATTTGCAAAACCCTGGTCTTTACACCAACGTTTAAACATACTTACCAAATATTAGTTTTATTTTTTTATATATATTCATTCATCTTCATATTCATGATGCCAAATAGAACGTCTATATGAAATTTCTGGGTAATTTTCTTCTTCTGATAAATTCTTTTTTAAAACAAGGAGTTCATACACCTTATCGTCTTTATGTAATTCTACGTACCTGTCTGCGCGTTCTGGAGTATATGCGTGTCTTTCAATGAGAAGTTCACGTATTTGAGATAAAATATAGTTCTTCGACTTCATTATTTAATAGAGAAGGTTTTTCTATCGAGAGAAGTTACACACGCGTAAAATTCTGGGTTATTGAGTACGTTTTTAACTATACGGTCCCATTGCTTTTTTGTACTAAATTCAGCGAGAGTTTCAAAATTCATGAAATCATTCTCGTCGTGTGTACGTTTAATTGGTTGTTTCTGAATCTTACGAAGATTCATTTTCTGTTTTTCATCGTTAAACTTTTTTATAAGATCTGCTTGCTGCTGTATACTGTAATCGACGAAGAATACAAAAACATTGTATTCTAAATCAACACCTGGACTTTCTTTTACTGTAAATTTGTAAGTTGTATATTCACCTTTTTTTAAAGAAATAACCCCCCTTGTTTCCTCTTCCAATTCTCTTAATGCACATCTTAATGGATTTGGTATTTCTCTTCTTCTACACCCCCCGGTAACGAAAATCCAATCTTTGAATCTTCTATCCCTGACAGTTAGAAACCGTGGTTTATCACCTATAAAAGTGACGGGAACTGCGATCGCTTTATATTTTATCATTGCTAATAAGCAAGTTATAATTGAATAAGATGATTATTCTGAAGATTCTTCTTCGGTTTCTTCAACTTGGGTGTCTAAAACCTCCTCCTTTTTGGTTTCAATTTCACATACCGGTTTTGGTTGCGGTGGTCTGGATAAATGAGCCATGAGATTTCCATAAAATCCCTTGACGTTATCCATTTCCGTTTTAGTTTTGTTAAGTTCTCTGTACATGTACACTGTGGCTACAATACACATGAGCACGGCAACTATAGTCGCTGTATCGCGATCGAATGCAAACATTTTATATATAAAAATACGAGTCAATTTTTTAAGTTCCTATAATCGCACCCATGTGTGTTTTCTTTTCCTCTGAACATGGGTACCCCATTTTTGCAAATTGAATTTCTTGGTAATGACCTTCTTTACACTCTGCGTTTTGTAGAGGTTTTTCGGGTTTTTTACCGACTAAGTGATCCAAACCACCGGATGATGGATCATACGTTAAAACAAAGACGAATCCTATGAGAAATATTAATTGCCAAATCATTTATAATAAGTGGCTAAAATTAAATTAGTTGGAATACATCAAACCACCCATACCATTTTCAATACGGAGGATGTTGTAGTTAACAGCGTAGACGTCTTTCGCAAAGACACCATTGTCGGAAACGATTCTTGCAGAATCGAGTCTACTGAAGTTGAGCGAACCGGTTGGTTGAAGCTTCGACGTGTCGAGACAGAATGGAATCAATGTCAAGTTATCGGCAGTACAGTTACCAGCCGATGTATGGTAATATATTGGAG